AGTGCGTTGGATCGTAGTTACTGCATCTAAGCCTGGGGCCATGAATGATTCGGTAAGGCTCCAGCTTGCGCCAGGATTGATCACTTGCCATTGGGGCTTAGTTTCAAGGTTTGGACTTGTCCATGAAAAGTTGACTCCACCAACTGTCTGATTGTTTGTGACGGTAGCGTCAGGCGAGATAGGAACATCTCCAACAGTTTCGACATTATGACCTGCTGCTGAGTAGCTGTAACCCGTCCGATAATTGTGGGACGTAATTGTTTCGTTGATGATCGTTGTGGATTCTGATCTTGAGTTGAGTTGACCTTGAGTGAACTGCGGAACGATTGGTGCGGCCAGAGCAGAGCTAGGCAACAACAAAACCAGCAGCCAAGATCTAATCAATTTCAAGTGACATCTTGTTGGACAGAATTGCACTTGTACCCGCTCCACCTGCTGTAATCGACATGATCCCGCTTGAAAGGGTCGTTGCAGCCAAGGTTGATTTCACGCCTCCAGAACCAGTCACGACTTCACCATATGTTGGAAGAGCATCAACGGTGCCAGCAGTGGTAGTCACCGCAGTGGCTGCACTTATCGTGTCGCCAATTACGGCTGACTCACTAAATGAGAAAGCTGAACCGGCGGTAGTCACCGCGTAATTCGTGTCGATCATGGCAGGCACTCCACTGGTCAGACTGCCAAGATTCAAACCACCAATGGCCCCGCTAGTTGTGTTGCTCCCACTGGTGACGCTTGGTGTCACATTTGAGCCTGATGCGGAGTAGGTAGAACCGATTCGACTGGCTGAGCTGTAAGCCTGGTCAATGCTGATCTGAGCTGATTGCGTCAAAACATGATTGATGTCAGCCAGAGCAGGACTTGCGGCAAAAAATGTTAGACAGGTTACAAAGAAAAAACGTCTCATTTTGGCTTGGACGTAGTGGTTTCTGGCTTGATTGTAGGGTCTTCTTTTTTCTTGCCATTGGCGCGTTTAATGTTGACCCCTACGGAACTCAGCGTCCCAGTCAGCAGACTTGCTGGGAAGGTTGGATCCATGGCCTTGACGTGGCCCAGGTAATTAAGGGTCAGCATTGCAATCGACCACGTAAGGACAGCAAGTTTTACAAAATCCGCCAACGGCGTTGATTCTGATTCTTGCTCCTGTTCTTGCTTAACCTGTTCTTCTGCCATGATTAGTGCAACGCTATTGGTCGAATGGTGGTGGAAATCTGGGCTGCTGTTGCTGGTGCGTCAATAGGCGTGGCTGCCTCTGGGCTCAAAGGAGCTAGCCGTGAAAACCAGCATGGACGTGATTCCTTGGTGCGCCTCACAAGTGCTGTCGATAATTTAGCGAGCCGTATGGATGTTCTCCATGCCGACTTACGGGTTAGAGATCAGGAGCTGTTCGCTCGAATCTCAGACCTAGAGCAGAATGTTGCAAGGCTTGAGGGCCATCAAAACCGGGTATAGAATTTCGGCACATACAGCACTCTCATGGTTTTACTGCTAAAGCCAATCCTGTTTGGATTCATCAAATCAAAGGCTGTAAAACAGCTGCTACTTGACTGCTTGGTCAAGATCAGCGAGCAGACTGATAACGAGCTTGACGATGTGGCCTGTATGTACTTAAAGAACCTGCTTTTCCCAGCCGAAAGGGTAGAGAAGTAGTTTTATGCCATCCGTGTTAGCTGTCGTGATCAGCGTTTTGATCGTCGTGTTCGGCAGCGGCGCAATGTTTATGATCGGTTTTGCTGCTAGGCACTCACCATGTTCTACGGCATTATCCAAGTAGTTTTGCTGTCGAGCGTTGTGTCGTTGAGTCTGCTGCCCTTCTTCAAGTGGTTTCGCGAAACACCACACCAGATGGCAGCAATTAAGCAGTTGGAGGACTCGCTGCTAGAGAAAGATCTGCTGAATGAGGATGCGGAGTGGTTTCAGACCTGGAAGACCACTGGTCGTAGCGAACAGGTTTATGGCGTTCCGTATTACAGCCAATTAGATAGCCGCACTGGTTACGGCTACCGAGAATGCTTTGATGCAGCGGCTGCCATGGTTGCTGCGTTCCACCATGCCATAGGCGGTTTGGACGATTATCGACAGGTGCGCCGAAGGTTTGGCGATACAACTGAAGTTTATTCTCAAGTATCTGCGTTGAGGTCTCTTGGCTTAGATGCCGAGTTTCGCAAGAACGTGAGGGTAGAGGATATTGAGATCGAAATTGATGCTGGCCGTCCGCTTGCTGTGGGTTGGCTGCACCGTGGAAGTTTTGCTGAAGGCAAGCCTGCCGTTTGTGACAGTGACGGATGTGGTCATTGGAGCGTAATCGTGGGGTACAACAAAGACGATTTCATCGCCATGGATCCGATGGGCAAGCCATACATGGAGACTGGCGGCCATAACCCCAAGAGGTCAGGTGAACTGATCAAGATGTCGCGCCCTGCTTTCTACCAACGCTTTTTGATAGAGGGTGAATCAAGCGGCTGGGCCATATTTGTGGATCGTTAGGTAGCGGCTAAACTGCCTTTTTACTCTTATCTAGTGGCAGTCCTTTGTGATTGGGAGATTCGTGCGCGTTGTGATGGTGGCCAGATGGTGTGGCCCTTTAACCCAGAGCTGATCAATCCAGCCAGCCTTGACGTAGTGCTTGGCAACTTCTTAATGGTGGAGTCTCCAACAAATAAAGACCTGTTTCGGGTAGATATCAAGAAGGCAACAAAGGATGACCCATATTTGCTTTCGCCCGGCAGCTTTTGCTTGGCTGAAACACGCGAGTGCTTTAATCTCCCCGACGACATCTCCGCTCAGTTTGTACTCAAGTCAAGCCGCGCCCGAGACGGCCTTAATCATCTTCTTGCTGGTTGGTGCGATCCAGGATGGCATGGAAGCAAGCTCACGCTCGAGCTGAAAAACGAACGTCGCTATCACGACTTACCTATATACCCAGGTCTCAAGATTGGTCAGATGGTCTTTCACCTAATGAACAATGTCCCAATGCATAGCTATGCCCTTACTGGTAACTACAACAATCATGGGACCGTAATGCCAAGCGTTGTATGAGCTGGGGCTATATAGGCGCGTTTTGGACGACAGTTGTCATGAATTGTGTGCAACCCGTGAATTGGCAGTCTTGTTTGCCAGTGCAGGACTGGTTATCCCCGGCTATAGGTGATTACATACGGTTCAAGACGGAGGAACCTTATGCCTCTGAACGACGAGCCTTACGATCCATTCGGATGGATGGTCGTGGAACAAAGCCTTGAAGAAGAGCTATTGATCGAGAGGACAGTCAGAGAAATCAATGATTGCGATGATTTTGATGCAGTTAAAGGCGTTTGCACCGCTTTAGTGCGCCAAAACTGGCATCAATCAAAAATGATTAAGCAAGCCGTCGGACGGATAGCTGTGATGGACTACGAAGAGACCTTTTTGGAGTAAAGCTGTAAAGCCTGCTCATACAACCATTTAGCTTGCCAGTCTTGCTTGTGATACTGAACTGTTCCGGCATAAGAGACCTCCCATACCCATTCCCCATTTTTCAAAATCTTCTCAATCCTTGGCGTTGGCATTTTTAAATTGATCCACGTACATGATGGCTTGCCAGTAGTCCCAAGAAAAACGGCAGACCTCTCCTTTTGGCTTGCAGCTTTTGTAGATAGCTTCGCCCCTTGCATCGACTCCTTGGATGATGTAATAACCGTTTCCACAGTCAATTGCATCAGTCGGTATTTCGCCAGAAATAGGCGCAGTCTTTGGCAAAGCTTCCACCAGTCATCCTCCCTTCAAGACAGCCGACATTGCAGTCAGCATTGATTACTTCCCAGTGTATGCATTGCATACAACGCGGTCTGCCATCTTCAAGAGATCTTGCATCTGCATAAAGCTGTTCCGCCTCAAGTATTGCTTGCTCTGGTTGCGTTGCGTTAAGAGGCAGGCAGACTCGCTGACCTTTGGTTTTTATCTTTGCCCGCCATGCACCGTCTTCTTCACTGACTACCAGTCGCCCAGCGTGATAGCGATAAGAAGCCATAGATTACTTCTCAGGTGATGTAAGGCCAAGATATCTCCACATCCTTTGCCCAGATGTCATCATCAATTGACCGCTTTAAGACATAGTCCCTGAAGACCTGCTGCAAGTCGGTTTTACTCATATTTAGCTCCGCAGCCTGGATCGCTACGTTTGTTTGACCCTCATAAAGCTCATCAAGCGCATCTTCAAGTGATTTCACTTGGGTTCAGCGTTCAAGGCACAAATGATTGTGCAAATCAATGGTTCCACCTGTGAACGCGGAATAT